CAAATCCGTCTCCCGTTACCATGCCACCCATATAACGATTCCTCCGTGATGGGTACCCATCACGGAGGCCCGCAACCTGGGCAGTGGTTGCGATTCCGCTAGGGAGAAAGCGGCGCGGCTTGGTCGGCGAGATGGCGGGATTGTGCAGTGAAGAGTCGATGAAGTGCTAATCGCACAACGGCAGTCGAAAACCGCAGGCAAGATGCTCTGGTACCCAAGAAGACGCAGAGCCAAAGGGAAATGCAAACAGTCCCCAGCCGGGATGACAAGCTAGGCCCGGCAAACCGAATATCTTCAGAGCGCTCGACGCCTACCACTCCGCAAGGAGGGTGGGCGTTTTTTATTTCCGGACAATTGCAATGGGGCTTCTACGCCAGTTGTTGAGTACCAGAGCCGTATCGACCGGGCACCCGTCGCAGCATTCGCTGGCGGCGATCTTTGGTTTGGGTCGGAGCAGCTACGCCGGGGTGGCGATCACCGATGAATCGGCGATGACCTACAGCGCGGTCTTTTCGGCGATCCGGCTGCTGAGCTGGTCCACGGCGATGTTGCCGCTGCTGGTCTACCGGCGCCAGGGCCGAGGCAAGGAGCGGGCGACGGACCACCCGCTCTATCCACTGCTGCATAGCGAGGCCAACGCGGAGATGACGGCGTTTGAGTTCCGCAGCACATTGATGAGCCATGCCGTGGGCACGGGGAACGGCTACGCCGAGATCGAGTGGAGCAATGCGGGGGTGCCGCTGGCGTTGTGGCCACTGAACCCGCGGCGCATGACGCCGGAGCGGGTGAAGGGCGAGCTGCGCTATCTCTACCAGTTGCCCGATGGCACGACGGCCAACCTGCCCAGCTGGCGCGTGCATCACATCCGCGGGTTGAGCAGCAACGGCGTAATCGGCTACTCCCCAGTGCGCCTGGCGATGCAGGCGATTGGCCTGGGGCTGGCCACCGAGGAGTTTGGCAGCCGCTTCTTTGGCAACGGGGCGCGGCCGGGGATGATTATCCGCCACCCGGGTGAGCTGAGTGACACGGCCTATGACCGGCTCCGTAGTTCATGGAACGCGGAGCATGAGGGGCTGAGCAACAGCCACCGGGTCAAGATCCTGGAAGAGGGGATGGAGATCGAGACGGTTGGCGTTCCTCCGGAGGAAGCGCAGTTCCTCGAAACACGTAAATTTCAGGTGACCGAGATTGCGCGCTGGTTTAATGTACCACCCCACATGATCGCGGACATGAGCGGCGCGACCTTTAGCAATATTGAAGAGCAAGGGGTCGGTTTCGTCACCTACTCGCTGGGGCCGTGGCTGACGAACTCGGAGCAGGCATTGAGCCGGGATCTGTTGATGCCGGCAGAGAAGAAGACGCTGCTGATCGAGCACCTGGTTGATGGGTTGCTGCGCGGGCGCACGAGTGAGCGGTACCAGGCGTACCAGCTGGGCTTGCAGGGCGGTTGGATGTCGCCCAATGAGGTCAGAGAACGCGAGAATATGAATCCGTACGACGGTGGGGATACGTATCTGCTGCCGATGAATATGGCGCCGGCGAGTTCAGCAGGATCAGGGACCGAGGGAGCGCGGGCGCGGCGGGCGGTGGACCATGACGCGGATGATGAGGCGTGTGGGTGTGCGGCGTGCCGTGGGGATACTCGGTCAGGTGTTTCCCGGGAAACAGGACCGGCGCGGGCGTTGGGCCGGGCGGCGCAGGAGCGGCGATCGCTGGCCGACGATCGCCGGGAGCTGATGGAGGCCTATGTACCGCTCTTTGAGGATGTGGCGGCGCGCATGGTGCGGCGCGAGGTGCAGGATGTGCAGCGGGCGCTCGATAAGTCGATGCGCCGGCGCAACATCAATAACTTCCTGAGCTGGCTGACCGAGTATTACGCAGACTATCGCTCGGTGTTGGCCGAGTCATTTTCGCCGATCATGTTTAGCCTGGCGCAGTTGATCGCCCGCATGGTGGCGAGCGAGCTGAATGAAGCGCCGGTCTCGCAGGAAGAGATCACCGAGTTTGTCGAGGAGTATCTGGAGGCGTTTGCGGCGGGGGCCGCGGCGAGCAGCCAGGGGCAGATCCGCACGGTGATCGCCGAGGCCGAGGTCGAGGGCAATGGCCTACAGGAATTTGTCGTCGAGAAGATCCAGAACAGGTTGCAAGGGTGGCTCGAAACCAAGGCGCGCAAGATGGGGCGCAAACAGGCGTACCGCGCGGGCAATGGGCTGATCGTCGCCAACTACACCGTGAAGGGTGTGCGCAAGATCGAGTGGTTGACCAACAGCGGGGCGTGTGCCTTTTGTGCCAAGCTCGATGGCAAGATCGTGAGCATTGAGGAGTTCTTTATCAGTGCCGGCGATCGGCTGGAGGGTGGGGCGGGGGATACGCCGATGGTGATACGCTCCAATGCGCGCGGTGGGCCGATCCATGACGGGTGTTCGTGCACGATCCGGGCGAGTGAGAAGGCGTCGACCGCGACGGCACCGACCGGGCAGACGCGAGGCAGCGACGTGGCCAAAGAGATCACTGAGTCTGCGGCGGGGCGGGCGGATGCCGAGTTGATCCGCCTCTCTGGCCTGGCGGATACCAGGACGGCCGAGCGGCAAGCGCTGCGGGATCGGGTGGCGCAACTGGAAGCGGGGATGTTGCGGCCGATGAACGAGCCGGCTATTTGGCAGCGGTCCAGGCCGAACTATCGCAGATGGAAACGTTGCACCGGGAAACGGTTGATGCCTGGCAGGATGCGATTGATGTGCGCGCCAAGGCGATGAAGGATTTTAAGAAGTCGAGCAAGGCGCTTTTTGAAGGCGGCAAATATAAGCTGAGTGTCGGGGCGGCTGATGGCTTCGACAAAGAGGCCAAGGCAAGGGTCAAGAGCGCCGCGGCCTGGCTGAAAGGCTTTATCAATAATCCGAATGTGAAGCCGCCGGATTCGTTGTGGGTGGCGCTGACGACGGATGATCGGGAGGCCTATTTCCACCCGGCGAGGAAGATCACGGCGAAGAATAATACGCCGACGGGGGTCTTTCTGCATGAGATGGCGCATGGGATTGAGTACGCCGATCAGACGGTGCGTGATGTGGTTTACGAATTTTACAAGCGGCGCACGAAGGGCTATAGCGAGGAGCCGCTACAAAACTTTAGCCCAGGCTTCCGGGCTGACGAGATGACGATCCGGGATCTCTTCCCGCATCCCTACGTTGGCAAAAGGTTCTATGCGGATGGGGCGACCGAGGTAGTCTCGATGGGGCTCCAGATGATGTATGAGGATCCGGTGAAATTTGCACGGGAAGATCCAGACTACTTTGCGGTGATTTACGATCTGTTTCGCGAGGGTGGCGAATGATTCGATTCGAGTTGAATGGGGCCACATTTACGATAGCGGAGGATGGGTCGATCCGCTCGGCGGATGCCGATGCGATGGATCTGCGCATCTGCCAGTTGGCGGCGCAAGAGGTGGGGACGGGTCCGCTGCCAGTTGCCTATGAGGTGGCGGCGGCGTTGAAGCGGCGCTATGGGGTGACGCTGATTGACGCGCCGGTGCTGTCGGCGCCAACGGGAGATCTGGTGTTATGAAACTCAACAAACGCGCCGGCCGGGTGCTCTCGGCTCGGAATGAGACAAAGTTACGCGATGCGGCCGGAGCGGTTGAAGCGGCGGCGGTGGCGATTCGGGATGTGTTGGATGCGGCCACCGAGGAGGGGCGTGCTGATATGAAAAACAAAGAGGTGCGCTTCTTTGGGGCGCAAGAGCTGCGGATGGTGATGGAGGATGGCAAGCCGGTGTTGCGCGGCTATGCGGCGATGTTCAACCAGCTGAGTGTGGACTTTGGCGGGTGGCGCGAGATTATCCGACCGGGCGCGTTTACCGCGTCGCTGGCCGCGGGTCCAGACGTGCGCGCGCTCGTCAATCATGAGAGTGGTCTCTCTACCATTGGCCGCACGCGCAATGGGACGTTGCGGCTGCTGGAAGATGGCATGGGCCTGGCGGTGGAGATTGATCCGCCGGATACGCAGGCGGGGCGCGATGTGGTGACGCTCGTCGAGCGGGGGGACCTGAACCAGATGTCGTTTGCGTTCTGGACGCGGCGCGACAACTGGCTCGACACGGGGGAGATGGTCCTTCGTGAGCTACATGAGGTGGATATCAACGATGGGGATGTGGCCGTGGTGACCTACCCGGCGTACCCCTCGACCAACATTGGGTTGCGGTCGTTGATGAATCTACCGGAGATACCGAATGATCTCAGGCAGGGGCCTGATTCAGATAAAGCGGATGCGGCCGGGGTGCAGGTGCGCCAGGCGTTGCGGATGCGTCGATTGCAGTTACTAACATTGGAGTGAATGATGAGCAAGACGAAAGTTTTGGAATTGCGCCAGAAGCGCGCCAAGTTGATCGCGGATGGTCGGGCCCTGCTGGATAAGGCGGAGGCCGAAAAGCGCGATCTGTCCCAGGAGGAAACGAATTCCTGGGACGCGTTGATGGGTGATGCCGACAAGCTGAAATCCACCATCGATCGGGAGGAACGGCAGTTGTTGGTGGAGGCCGATCTCGGTGTCCCGGTGACCGTGCGGACACCTGGCGCGGCGGCCAACGATGGCGGGCGATCGGTTGAGTTTCACAGCCGTGGGATGCGCAGCGCAAACGATGCCGATCCGGCCTGGATTGAACAGCGCGAGTGGCGTGCCATCATGCGCACAACCAGCCCGGATTATGTGCGCGGGTTCCGGCCATTCCTGCGGGGGCTAGAGGTTAGCCCGGAAGTGCGTGCGCTGCAAGCGGACCTCGACACCCAGGGCGGCTACCTGATGACCCCCATGCAGATGGTCGATGCGCTGATCAAGGCGGTCGATGATGCCGTTTGGATGCGCCGGTTGTCGACGGTGTACAGCGTGCCTAATGCCGATAGCCTGGGCGTGCCCACCTTGGAGAATGACCCCTCTGATGCCGATTGGACATCGGAGCTGGCCACTGGCAGCGAAGACAGCACGATGTCGTTCGGTCGCCGTGAGTTAAAGCCGCACCCGGTGGCCAAGCGGATCAAGATCAGCCGCAAGCTGATCGCCAAGGTGCCCAATGCTGAAGATCTGGTGATCAGCCGCTTGGCCTACAAGTTTGGCATCACGGCCGAAAAGGCCTACCTGACTGGTTCCGGCGCCGGGCAGCCGCTCGGGATTTTTACGGCGAGTGCCGATGGCGTGCCCACCAGTCGCGATGTGAGCACCGGCAACACGACCACCGCAGTGACCTTTGATGGCTTGATCGAAGCCAAGTACACCCTGAAGTCGCAGTACTGGGCGCGGGCTTACTGGATGGGTCACCGTGACTTTTACAAGCAGGTTGCCAAGCTGAAGGACGGCGACGGCCAATACCTCTGGCGCGAGAGCGTGCGCGTGGGCGAACCGGATCGACTGTTGGGGGTGCCGACGGCGATGAGCGAGTATGCACCGAACACCTTCACGGCATCTCAATATGTCGGGTCGATCTTTGATCCAACCCAGTACTGGATCGCCGATAGCATGGCCATGGAAATGCAGCGGTTGGTTGAGTTGTACGCGGAGACCAACCAGATCGGCATCATCGGCCGCATGGATAGCGATGGCCAACCGGTCCTGCCCGAAGCGTTCGTCCGTGTGAAACTGGCTGATTAATCGATGCCGAGCCGGGAGGCGACTAGGGTTGTGACGCATTCGGTGTTGTTGATATCTGACTCGCTGATGCGCACAACCCGATAGCCCTGACGAGTCAAGTACTTGTCTTTACGGAAGTCTCGTTCCGGTACGCCGGGGAGTGAATGCCAGTAGTCGCCATCGACTTCGAGGCAGATGTTGAAATCTGGAAGAAAAAAGTCAACAAGGTAGGTTTTGAACCT